GACCGCATCGTTGATTCGTGCAGCACTGTCAAGAACGCCCCGCACGCCATCAGGCCCAGCACTGAGCCCAAGGTTGATATGACCGCCAGGCTTTTGCGGTACTTTTGCCAACGCACTGGTCACTCTGCTTGTGAGCTGGCTTGCTGCTTTCCCGCTTCAGTGACCGCCTGAGCGCCCATGAGCGAGGCTTTAATCTTGGCGCGACTATTGGCATAGGAAGCACCGCAAACGGCACTGAGAACGCCACCAGCGAGCGTAAGCCACTGATTATCGCCTTGCGACTGCTCAAGAGTTGCGATGATGATACCGGCAATCATGCCGACTAGGTTGAGCCAGAATTCACTGGACTTGAATCCATTGGTCTTGCCCTTAACCATTGATACCCTCCTTGCGCGCATCATCAAGCCCCCTGCGATACGCGGTGTATGTATTGAACTGCTCGCGAAACTCGCACAGGTCCCGATGGGTGCGCTGCATCTTGTCTCGCAAGTCCTTCACTTCATCTTCAATCCGGTCAGCCTGGTCTTGCATACGCTTGACGTTATCGTAGACCGTGCCACCATTTTTCTTCGCCGACCATTGGTCGAGAGCCGATGACGCTTTGTTGATGAATAGAACGACCGCCCCGACAAGAGCGGCCATGGTTGCATGGTCTATCGCTTCCATTACGGCTCATCATCCGGCGGTTCGATATTGCCTGCCCACTCAGCCGCTTCGGGTTGAGTGTAGATAGTCCAGCCAGTTGCCCGGAATGCGTCTAGGTCACCGCCTGCCATGAGCGTAGGGCTGTTACACTTCCAGATAGTGTGAACGCCATCGCTCGCACCCAAGGCACAATTGGCCCGGTTAAACTCTGCCGAGGTTCGGTAAGTTGGATGCACCGTCACCGGCGGCCCTTCTGGGTCCGGATAGGTTTCATAATCATATCGAGTGACCGCCGATGGTAGGTCGTCGTCGAGGTTGCCGACTGGCACTAATACGTACACCCATGTTCCACTAGACATTTTCTAATCCTTTTATGAGACGTAAATCGGAGTTGTAGATTTGCTCTATTTCGTCGTCAGACAATGGCCCCCGATAGAATCGCAGGCAAGCGATAGGCCCCGCGGCCTCATTGCTTCCGATCGGCATGTAATCGCCTATGGTTAGATCACTTAAAGCTGGTGACCCCGTTTGGGTCACACTTGTGTCTGTAGCGTTTAGAACTCCATCGAAATAGGCTTTACCCGTTGTCGGTGTCCCATGCGTGATTGTCGCGGCGTAGTGATGCCAATCACCATCGAGTGCCAATGTCCCGGTCTGAAGCCTAAGGCGGGTAGCTGAACCACCGCCGTCGCCCGCTTCAAACCATATTTGATTTGCGTTCGTTACGTAAATGCCGTTTTGATTTGCAGCAGTGCCATCGGTTGAATAGTAAATCGTTGAGAATATCCCACGCTTTTGCAGACGAAAGAAAACGGACACCGTAAACCCGTCGGGATACTTTGGAAAGACTGATTCCTGAGCCGGAATAACTGCCCTTGAGTTAATCGTTGATGGGTCCCTAAAGAAATTCAAAACGCTCACACCCTTACGCTTCATCGAGAAGTCGCCCACGATAGTCGAGCCGCTGGCGTTTTCTGGGAAGGATGCGCCAATGGTTGTGCCCGACCCCGTCTGTACCGCATTCGCGCCGTTGCCGCTATAATCCTTAAACGCGGTTAGGTCGTCAGCTTTCCACCAACCCTTTAGGTTTGACGATTGAACCGTTGATACGTCCATACCTTGAACGCCTGAGTTATAGAGCGCCGCCACGTCTGAAGTGTCAAGTTCAGCATCCCAAAAGGCTACATCATTGATAAAGCCGTTCAATGGAAAAGGCGTACTGTTTGAACCCGGATAGACAAAGCCAGTTGTGATATTTGTAACTGGAGCGACTGCCGGGGATGATGCTTCAACACCATTAACCCAACATCGCCAATATGGAGAGGTGCTCTTAGTTGTGACGACGATATGATTCCATTCGCCTTCGTTGATATTTAATCCGCTATCATACTCAGTGCCTTTGTACATCGTAACGTCGCCGAAGGAGTTTATCCTTATATTGAGACTATCGGTTGCATCTATGACTTGAGCGATTGCGACAAGGTAGCTTGTTCTCGATGTGTCGCCCCAAAGAATCCAGCCTGATAAAGTTGCGGTTGTTCCTGGAGGTGTAACGGTGGCAACATACGATTGAGCGCCTGCGCCGGAGAAAAAAAGCCGCGTCGCACTCTGCTGCAATCCCAATTGCGGACACGGCACGGGTTGAGCGAAGGCCATAAGAGCCGAGCCCTTGTCTTCCGCTGGTTCGCCATCTGCGCCCATATCTTGGAAGTATCTGCCGCCGGTGCCGCCGGTGTCGTTGTAATCGCTGAGCGGGTAGTACCGTCGCAGATTGCTAGCACTAACGCCGGTGGGCAGGACTTGTTCGGGGTTGTGGTATAGCTCGCGGATTTGGGCTTGGGTTAGTTCTACATCGAAGATTTTGAATCCAACTATCTTGCCATTGAATGGTTGTGACGGAGTGTTATTTCTCGCGCCTATCACAAGTTGATTTATTGTGAAGCCATGGCCGTAGGCAACCGGAGACCCTCCGTCTACGCCATCTAAATAGGCTTTTTTTAAGCCGCCAGAGTCTCCGACAATCGCCAACATGTACCAACGCCCTGTCTCGATGGAAAACGGGATATTTGTCGGACCATCCATCGCTCTTAGTATTCCGGCGCTAATTAAAGTCTGAAGCTGGTTTCTCGAATTGCTTGCACCGCCATTCACGAACGGCATGGTTAAGCCAGCTGTCGTGTCGGTATTGAACCAATAAAGCATGGTTGTTTCAGTACCGCCGCCGTCGTAAGTGGCACCGATTAACCTGTCTGCGGTCCCATCAAAGTCAACGCACCTGCCCGTGTACACTTTCGCTTGAGCCGCGCCGCGTGCCAAATCGAGACCGCGTGGGAGTTGGGGTTTCGTCACCCCATATGTGACAGTGCCGCGATCCTCTACCGTTGTAGCATTGCCGGTAGAGTCGGTGTTATTTGCCGCAAGCTCAAAATAAAACTGGCAAGCCTGAATCGCGTTGACCTCTGCGAAAGTTTGCGCTCGCATGATTTGGCGCACCTGGTCTTCTGTAAGAACCGCATTGTAGAGAGCATACTTCGCCATATGCCCGCCCATGCTCAAAACACCGGCGCTTGCGTTGTTTTGAAAGGTTGCGATGCCTGCGTCGGTTATACCGGACCCACTTGGCAAAGTAAGAGCTGACGCTGGTTGTGCGCTTAACGTTTGCTCAACTCCGTTGAGATAGCACTTAACCGCTGTCCCGTCTTGGCTTAATGTGAAACAAACATGATGCCACGACCTAGCCTCAAAAGCGTTTGCCACGTCGTAGCTTGCGCCTAGTTGTTTGCTATGAAATCGCAGTGTGTGAGCGCTAATACTGCCGAATGCAACTTGACCGAAGAAGCCATTATACCGCGTCGCATTTTCGCCATTGTGCCACATCCAATAGGTGACGCTCAGGCCATTTGTAAATGTAAAGTCTGGGTCAAATTGAATCGCGTTCCCTGCGTTCTGTGTTGAGTCGAACGATCCATCACCGCAAAAAAACGGCTCACTCCGAAAACCCACGTCCGCCGTCAAGCCGCGCTTGGGGTATGACCTAGCTATGTCCTTTGGTGGTGCCATTACTGCATGTCCAAGCCGAGCACGTGGCCATAAATCTGGTCAGAGCCGTCATTGGTAATATCGAACGCAATGCGGTCAATGTCGCCTACACCAGTGCTAAGAGTCGGTGCGATGCCAGAGTCAAATTTCGTACTGGTAAAGGTCACGGTGTACGAGCCAGAGCCACCCTGCACAAAGTCAACAACGACGCTCTTGCCTTCCCCGCTCGCTGGTCCATTGCTGAACGCCAAGGAAGTGACGTTGCCGGTTAGCGTAAGCTCTTGGTAATACCCATTGGCAAAGTCGATAGTCAGGGCACCAGAGACGCTACCTTCTTGGTAGAACGTGCCTTCGCCCATCTGGCCGCCAGCGGCAGCCGCCGGAATTCTTACAACGTTAGGCATGATGCGCTCCCTTAGTAGCCGATGATCTCAGCCTTGACGACTGAGCTGGTTACCGCTGACGGGGTAAACTTCAGCACCGCTTTGGGCACTCTATAGTCAACATAAATCACCGTGAGGTCATTGGCTGTGACCGCTGCGGTACCAAGCAGACGGTCAGTGTCATCTTGGTCAGCATAGTAGAGTGACATCGTCCCGCCGACGCTCGCCGAGTGAAGATAGGCAACCGCGCCGCGCTTGCTGTGTGATGTTGACTCAAGAGAAAGAAGCTCAACCTCATCGGTAGAGCTCGTGGTGACTTGGGTGGTCTTGCCGCGTGGTTGCGCCATAATGTCCTCCAGTTGCTTGCTGTTATTTCGACTGGTTGCACCGAGCTGGATTCGGCAACCATTATCTAGAGCGCTACGATCAAGGCTGCTCCGACGGGGGGATCAAACCGTCATCGACGCTCACCTCAATCGTAGCACATAAGATCCCCCTGTCTATGCATCAACGGTCAAGTTGAGCCGAGAAAATTGAGCCGATGCCTCGAATGACATTACCCGCTTTAAAAGTTGCTCCGAGATTGTCTTTGACTCTGATTCGAATTTGGTCACCCGCTTCAAGTGCAATAGGGCCATCGAAGTGAGCGACCCCAGGTTGATCAATCGCGCCATAGTGCTGAGTGTCTAAGCGCCCGAACTGGTAAAGCGATGATCCATTCTTATCGAGATGAACCTGAAAATCGGTCGCTGAGCCGGTCGAGTAGAAGTAAATTGTCGTCTTAATCTCATAGATGCCTGACACCGGAGCCGTGGCGATGCCGGTTGAATTGTCGTACCAGCTCCCAATGTCTACGAACTCTGTATCGAAGATCACGACATACTCAGAGATTGCCGTCGAGAGTGTAACGTTTGCGCTCTGATACGCATTGAACTTTGGCGAGCCCACTTCCATCTTTACGTCATCCACGAAAGTCGTCGTTGACGCACCCGTGCGAGCAATAAAGACACGAGCAAAGCGAGCATTGGTTGGTGCTGCGATTGCTCCGCCGATGCGCAGCCAACTCGTTGTGAGTGCTTTGGTCTGCAACACATTATTCGAGACCGTGCTTTTGGCGTAGTTATAGAAACTCACTGAGACTTCACCGCTAGGGCTGCCACTCGTTTTCTTCATCGCTGCGGTGATGAGATAGACCTCACCCTCAGCGATTGGGATGTAATCGCTCACGATGGCCGTTGATGCTCGTGTTGATGAACTTGGAAAGCGCAACGCATAAAGACCCTCGAGCACCAAGCTCTCACTCACGCGCTCAAGGTCGGTGTTCCAAGTCCCTGAACTCATCGCCCAGTTGTCTGGTGGGTAGGCGTTGGCATGACTCCAAGCCTCAAAGCCACCATTGCGCAATCTATCAAAGCCGGTCGTGATGGTCTCACTCAACTGCTTCGGACCTACTGAGCCAAGCCGAGCAATATCAAGCGTGCCAGCGACGCCACTGCCATCGGTCTCAACGTTTGAGAGCGCAGCATTGCGCGGGCTCTGAATCCCACCGTCGGCAGTCGTCACAATTGCGCCGGTGACTGAATCGTAACCGATGCTGGTGATGGTATCGGAAGGCAGCTCAATCTCTTCAACCGTTGAGACTGGCATTGATGAGCCATCACCGCGCATCATGACACCACGACCAATCTCAATCTCAAAGGAGCTTGATTGACTGGTGATGGTCGGTGGCAATGTAAAAGATGGTATGCCGCCACCCATGAAGGTCAGCGTTGGCCGCACCGGTATCAAAGCAACGTCAGGAATATCTACCACGTCGGCAAGCGATACCGCTGGTGCTGTTGAGAGTGAAACCTGACACGCGGTGAACTTCACTGAAGGCACATCGCTCGTGATGTCGAACTCTTTCTCAACGATCTCGAACTTGGCGGTGATGCTTATTGAGTCATCATCGAAGTCAGCACCAGAGAGCAAGAGCTTGTCAGTCTCGAAGTCAACAAAGTCGCCAAGCTGAAGGTCAGCGTGACGCAGTGACGTCCTAAACTCGACAGTGATGGCACCGTTGGCGAATCGAGTGAGCACTTCATCAGAGAAGCGCTTGAGAATCGTGCAATCGATGATCTCCATACCATCGGCACGATCGGGATCATCAGCCTCATCAGTGGCGATGGTGCTGCCTGAGACCTGCGTGACGTTGAACTTGGCGTTTTGCACTGCCTTAATTGAATCACCGCCAGCACTGCCATCGTCGTCAGTGTTGGCAAAGTGTGCCACTCGCTCCATCACGCCAGCATCGTGATAGTTGATACTCACGGCAGAGTTGCACTCACCAATCTGAGCATCGGTTGCTGACAATTTAGCAAAAGCCAACGTTGCCACTCTAGACGCGCTCAGAGCCGCGTGCGTTGCTGGTGTATGCAAGTAGCCATTGGTAGGCGATGCGGTCACTGCAATCGAACCTCGCACGCCTGAGAAGCCTGTAATCATACCACCATCAAGCTCAACGGTGTACGTGGTAGGGTCAAAGAGCGTCGCACTGCCCACAAAGCTAATCGGTGCGAGATGCCCAGCGGTGACTTTGAGCGTTTTCTCTCCAAAGGTTGCCAGTGATGTCGAATCTTTGCGCCGATAGGTTGCCGACTGTTGTGAGTTCTCAATGCCGACGATGATTTGATTGACTACACCACCAAAAGCGTTGGTTTGCTCAAGCTCGTCGTAGTCGTCAGCGGTCAATGTGCGAGCGCTCGCAGTCGTTGAGTCGTAGAGCTTCGCTCTGATTGAGCCAGTCTCATCAACGTAGAACGTGATGCCGCAAAACTGCGCGATCTCATCGATGATTGGACGCACTGAGACAAACTTCTCATCAGCCGTTGGTGCGTGCCCAATTGATTCGGTTGTCCCATAGTAGCGACCAGTGCGACCAAGACCCACCGGTGAGAAGGTTGTATCACTGCCGTTGGCCTCTGCCGAACGTGCCATGTCTGCAAGATGTTCATAGTAGGGCTTGATGCTCACTGACGTCATGTTGAAGTGAGAAATTGACGTTGAGTAATTGGTGGGGTCGAAGTCTGCCGCTGTCGTTGCAGTCGTCTCAGCACCGTACTCGATGAGCTGCTTGGCTACCTCGAGCGGATGCTTGCTGATAAACTTGCCGCCGAACTTGCGACGCTCCAAGTTGAAGATCTCATCAGCGAGCTTGATCACGATGACACCATTGCCAGGCAACACTTCAGTGATGACACCGACAAAGACCGTTAGGTAGTCACCGATAGCAACGCCATCAAAGCCGAGTTTGATGTAGACTTTGGCGTTAAAAAGCGTTTTGCGCCCTGCCCAGTTGCGGATGGTACCGTCATCGATGACTTCAAGTGTCATCGTACCACTCGAGGTCTTGCGCGTGATTGGGTCAACTTTGCGCGAGATGTTGGTCACACTGCTCAAGATGGCGTTGTTGGACTCACTCAAGCCGCTCAAGATGCCGCCAAAGTTGTGGATTCGGTATGTGCCGATAGGATTGGCATCAAGGTCGAAGTCAGCGACCACCACCGGCGTCTGACCGCCCTGCGTTGCGGCATCTCGAAACGAAGCAGAGAGTGACAAGACCATTGGCTTAAGTTCCTGAGCTCTTGAATGGTGGCTGCTCGATGAGTGACGTACCAAAGACGCGCTCAATCGGTCCTTGCAGTGGCAACGATAGCGTTGGCGACTCTGCAAGCATCAAGTAAGCATCGGGCGAAGCATTGGACGGATTCTCAATCCAGACGATCGGCTTGGTGAAGTCATCAGAGTCATCAAAAGCCGCCTCAATCGCTGCCAGCTCGTTGGAGTCGGTGACGCTCTTGTTGATGGTTCTGAGTGCTTTGCCTCGGTGGTACGTGTAGCGCTGCGTCAATCCGCTCTTGCTTGCAAAGTCACTGACAAGCCCGGTCTCACTTTTGTCATCAAAAGGAAGGTTGGGATTGTGCATCAACTGACGACGCTGGCCAACCCATACCTCACCGATGGCCGGCTTGATTGTGGTGGTACCGTCTACATTTTGAAGCCTGACATTAAGCTTGCGGTTGCTGGTGCCAAGTGTCACGCGCTGCGGATAACTCGGTTTTGCGCCGCTGGTGTCGTAGAGGAAGGTGAAGACTAGCCGCGAGTTATCACCCGATGCGACGGTGATGGTGTCCGAGATTGTCTTGGTAACCGCTGCACCGTTAGCGACTAGATCAACAGTGATATCCGAGCCGTCATTGGTAACATCGCCGAAGTTGTGACCCATAATCACCACCGTGTCAAAAGTGACATCAGAGCCAAAGGCAAGACGGAATGCTGGCGACGTGCGTGCGGTATCTGATGCCACCGTGAGCGCCCCGATGCGGTCATAGGCTCTCACGCGGGCATTGCTCACCACCGTCTCATCAGTGTCATCGGTGGCACCATTATACGCATCAAACCAACCACTCGATGCTTTAGTGATCTTGTCCGAGTTGTTGGTTGCCACCATCATCGGCTTGTCAGCGTCGTATGCGGTTTGCTCCCATGTCGCCATGTCTACCAGTGTCACGCTCATCAGATCGCCCCTTGTGCCTGGAGGTCACGCATCGCGGGCATGATTGTCGAGCGCACATACTTCGCGACCTCTGTTTTATTCGGCAGTGCCTCGCTTCTGATGGTGATGTTAACGCCTCCAAGCGATGGAACTGGCCCAACGGTGCCACCGTTAGCAAAGCGCCCGCTCGAGTTCACACCATCCATATTGGAGAACATCTGCCGCATTGCCTCAACTTGGTTGGTGTTCATGACGTACTCACCAGGCATCAAGAGAGCGGGCACTGAATCTTGACCAGACCGCCCACCGCGTACCATGCCACCCTCGGCCATGCCGGGCAGTTTAGCAAGTAAGCCCTCGAAGAGACCAAGCACCACACTCGTCACACCGACAATCGCAGCCGGGCCAAGTAGCGCCGCCGATGAGCCTGCCTTGGCTGCCGAGTCAATGGCGAACGCCATGACCGACTTACGCACAAAGTCGATGATCATTTGAAGCGATTGAGTAAGCGTAGCACTTAGCGCCGCACCGAATCGATTTTGGCCATCTTCAGCACTCGCAAAAGCAACACCGAAAGCGGTGCCAATCGTGTCAGCCGCTTCGACTGCTTGCGTTGCTGCGTCAGTGTTTAGCTCAACGATTGAGTTGTTGAGCTCTTTGACCTTTTCTGATGACTTCTCAGCACTTTCACCGAGTTCCTCAACTGGTTTGTTGGCTCCAGCGGTAGCAGTGCCAAGTGCCTGGATGGCTTTGGTGCTAACGTCTCCGATGCTCTTGGTGATGGTGGTGGCTACCTTGCCAACCTGGAACTCGAGAGCCGCTTGCTCTTCTGCGATTCGATGCGTTGCCTCAACCGACTCATCTGCCGCCTCAAGAAACGCCATCGAGAGACCATCAGCCGCTATCGCTGCGTCACTCAATCCCTCTTTGAGAGAGTCGCTCATAAACGGAATACCAGCGGCAAGCTCGTTAACCTTCCTGAGTAGCTCACTCACACCGAAAGCAATAGCACCGATGACTGAATTGACGCCTGCCTTGAGTGCTTCCCAAGACATCTGGAAGAAAGCGACAATGCGCGTTGCATACTGAATCGATGGTGCAAGCACGTTGACCATCGCGTTGGCTGCGTCTTGTAGAAACTCAACGATGCCAATCGCAAGCATCTGCTGATTGGCTGCCAGGAAGTCACGAGCACCCTGAATCATCGGCTTAAATTGCTCAGTCACCGCAATGAAAGCGTTGAGTAAGACGTCACCGATACGGGCTGAGAGTGCATTGACTTCATTGGCTTGCTCTCTGAAGGACCGCGTGAGCTGGTCACTCTCACCTCTGAACTCAATGGCACGCTCAACAAAGCCAATCATGGCATCTCGAGCGGTCAAGATGAGGTCTTTGGTTGCCATCAAGCCAGTTGCAGCCTGTGAGAATGCTTCTAGAGCTTTACCACCGATTGAGCCAAACTTGGCGATGGTGCTTGAGACGGTCTTGGCAGTCTTGCCGATGCCCTTGATGGCCGCGCTGGCTTCATCTCTGGCGGTGATGGTGACTGGTACATCATACTGAGCCATTATCTGCGCCTCGCTTTCTTCATCGCTGCATCATGCTCGGCTTGAGCTCGTCTTTGACGCTCTGCCTTCATGCCATCGATCTCGGTGCTGATGGTGTCGATTGCTTCAAACACAAACGCGGGCTCATCAAGCAGACTCGATGATGCGTAGGGTAGGACACCGTAGGCTTTCCACTCGCGGTACCAACCGAGCAAGAGGTCAACTTCAGCATCAAGCTGAGACCAAGGACACCGGCGAAGGCTAGGAGCGAACTCGAAGCCAAGCGACTCGTTTGGCTTCTCGCAGCCTCTTGCTGCTCTGAACTGGTCACCCTCAGCATAGTCCTCGCCTTTGCATTGTGAGCATCCCCAATCGAGGGCTTGGTGCCCGCTCGCTAAGAAGCGAGCGCCAAGCCTTAGCCTTTTTTTAGCCCTGACCTCAGCGTTGAGATCTCAGTGACTGCTGCATAGGCTTCATCGATGAGCGCTTGCTCGGCCCTATCCCAAAGCTGCTCGCCATCGCTTATCTCACGGTCAAGAATATCCAAGCACCGCTCAGCACGCACCACCCTCGTCTTGATGATGCGCTCAATCGATGCTTGCGCCTTGTGGACGTCAACCTTGCCATCACTCTTAATCGCTGAGCGATGCACCGCTCGAAGCTCTCCGCCAGTCATTGGTGCTAAGTGAAGCACAATCTGCTCGCTTTCTTCACGGTCTCGGTTGTTGTCCCACTCTGGCACGTAGCGCCGCACGTCTTCTTGCTTGATATCCATGGTTTGATCCCCTTGTTGTATTATTCGAACTTGATGACAATCTCATCCTCGCCCGCGCTGGTCGCTAGGGCTCGGAAGTTCATTGGCACCACTACTTCATCGCTCTGCGGTGTATCCACCGCCGCAACTTCAAACTCTGCATCATCTATTTCAACGATGAGCTTCTTGCCAGCGGTATCGCCGCAAGTGACAACGATGGCTTGAGTGCCAAAGTCTAGCCGCTTGCCGATCTCAATCGCGAGATCACGACGGCACCGGATAGAGAGCGAGCCAGTAACATCGCGGAAGCCAGGCACATAATCACTCGTACCCGCAACAAACGCCTCATCAGCGATCCCCTTATTGTTGTTTGCAACCGTGACCTCAAAAGAGGTGATTGGTAGCGAGTTACCCGCCAAGGTCAGAGAGCCCAAGATGCCCGCAATCGGTGAGCCTGCCACGGTCTCAGTCGGTGCGAAGGGCTTGACCTCATCGTCATCGGTGAAAGTGATAGAACTATCAACGGTGATGGTGTCGTTACTGACTGACTCGACAACCAAGTCGGTGTCAGAACCAACCGAGATGACTGAGCCCGGCTTGAAGTTCTCACCCTCGCCAGCGTGAACATCAAAAGACGTCCCAGTACCAGAGCCATCGACGGTTGCAGTTGACTCACCCGCTGTGAGCTGCGCCGCGCTTGGGCTTGTGGTGGTCGGGATGTAAAGCCCTGAGCTCTCACCCTCAAAGGTCACCTTCGGCTCTTCACCACCTGCGACGCTGATGGTCATTGAGTTGACGTAGCAACCGGTGAGAGTCTCCATGAAGGTCTCATTGAAGAACTGCGTCAGGCTGAAGCTGCCAAGGTCTTGGTTGGTATTGAGCGAGTAGGTGACGCGAGTGCCACCACTGACGGTCTCGGTGCCCATTGCCCCCTTGAAGAGAGGACCAAGATCGGGTGCGGTGCCAGCGGTCCCGCTTGGCAGCACGTAAGACTCAACCGACCACGTTGCCGACTTCTTGCCGGTGATTTGCTCCAGTACTGAGCGACTCGCACGCGCATCATCGCGCACCTTGCGCTCTTGTGCTGGTGTGAAGCTCGCATTGAGAATCACCGCCGCATCGGTACCCGCTGGCTTGACGAAATCGGTGGCGACGTTTTCGCTGTCGATGTAGGTGGTTTCCTCGTTAACGTAGAACTTACGATTGCGCCCGAGCGCATGTAATTGTGAGACTCCCATTGTGTCCTCCTTAGCTCGAGCTTACCGAGCGTTCGTATTGAATTTGAACCTGTGCCAAGACCGAGCCATCACCCCGCGCATCGGGGTCACCCTCATCAGTCTCGAACTGCACGAGCTTGGTATTGATTGCGTTGGTACCGCGTGTGGGGTCAGTGTTGAGCGCCGCAATCAAATCATCGATGAGATCGTTGAGCTTGGTGCTTCGGTCGCTCTGACTGTTGCCGCTGACGTGACCGATGACGCTGACGTTGAGCGTGCATCGGATGCGGTTGAAGGGCTGATACTCGACCTGCTCAGCTTGTGGTACGTAGCCGATAAAGGGACGCTCACCAGTCTTGACGTCAGCATAGCCGCGAGCGAGCGCTTGCACTTTGACCACCGTGGTCTTGTACCCATTGGCGACGGTGATGCTCTCGAAGGTCGTTTGAAGATTGCTCAAGATGAGCTTGCGAGCTGGTGTTGCCATTATTCGGCACCTTCCTCGATGGCGTCCTCAACCAGACCGTCAAAGATCTCATGAATCTCAGGCAATGCTGCCTTGACTGCTGCGCCAATGTAATACTTTGGAGGCATCCGAACGCTTCGACGCAAGAAGTAGGCGACCTGGCCCTTGTCGTCTTTGAGTGTGCCGGTCTTCTTGTCGAGCCACAACAGTCGATTCTTATCTGCTGGCAAGTCTCGAGGGCTTGGAAAGTCTCGATTGCTGCCGCCAAAGAAGTCGGTGTTATCATGATTTGGGATTGCGAGGGCTTTGGCTCTCGTTGGCTTAATAACACCGCCGCGATCATGGATTAGCGCGTAAGGTAAACCACTGAAGACATCAACCGAAGCCTCATCAGAGTCAGCAAAGTAGACACCGCCAGCTTTCCAAGAGCCTCTCAAGCGACCGGTGTGCGGTCCTTTCTCAAGTAACCGGCCAGTGCTGTCTTGGAGCTGGCGCACCATGACCTGAGACGATTCGATAAGAGCATTGGTGACGCCTGCACCGTACTTCTCAACGAAGCCACGAGCGAAAGCCTCAATGCTGCTCGTGTCCATCTTTGCCTCAAAGTCAGCCGCCATCTCAGTCCTCGTTGTTCTTGAACTGGTCGAGCCTAAATGGTGCCAGTGGTGCGTCTGAGTTGTTGCGGATTGACTCTTTACCAGCGATAGACCCACCACCAAAGAACACGCCGGTTGAGCCTCGCGCCGCCTCTGCACGCAACTCTTTGAGTAGAGCTTGGTAGTGGGTCGTCTTTTGAGATCGTGGACCACCAAGCCCCAAGGCTTGCCGGTCGATCTCACGTGCGAACTTGCCAAGGATTGCTTCGATGCAATCGATGGACGTGAGCACAACATCGTTTCGAATTGTTAGAAGGGCGGTGATCGTCTCATTAGAAAGCAAGACCTCCTCGCTATCGGTGTCACCGATGCGAAGCCGTACTTTGTCGAGGTCGGTGCTCAGATTCTCATCAAAGGAAAAACTCACCGCTTGCCACCCTTCGGTTTAGCTCGTCGCTTAATGCTCTGCGACAAGAGCTCATCTGGTACATCAATGAGAGTCCCGTTTTCCAGCATACGCCGGAAAGCGGGCCACTCACGCGCTTGAGGGAGCGGGGTCCATGGTTGAACCTCGCCCCCTTCAAGTTTCAGCCGTTTGGCTGCAAAGATCATTAAGTCAAGCAACTCGTAAAGAAAGCGCCTAGCTCGGTGCTTACGACTTTAAAGTCGAAAGCCGCGAGCGCTTCAATACGCTGGCTGTGCTTGTGATCAATGCGGTAGTTGAGAACGCGAAGCCCTGAAGCATTGCCACCCTCAACACCGGTGAAGTTGAACATGTAGCCCGCACTTGGGGTCATAAGACCTGGTGCATCTGGCACGTAGTAAAGAGCCGCCTTAGCGTCTCCAAACACGAAATCCAGTGAATCAGTCGCACCTTGCACTGCGCTGTTAACGATTGCGCCAGGAACGTGGACACGAGCAACACCAAACAAGCTCGCCATCAAGTCAGTCGTAAGCATACCGGTTTGGGTATACTTGACGCGCTGCAAGAGGTCGTCAGCATTTGCAAGTGCTGTATAGGTGTCCTTAGAAAGCACGAGAACGTTAGGACGTCGCCCGGTCTTGCTCTCTACAGAGTCAATCTGAGTTCTAATGTCATCAATTGGGGTCGCGTTTGCTGCGTCCCACTTGGTGCTAGGTGTGATGTCACTGCCAGTTGTTGAACCGGTCCACAAGCCAGTTGTGAATGCAGCACCAGCAAAGACTTGCTCACGCTTCAGAAGCAACTGCTCAGTGATGTACTGAGTGGTTGAGACTTCGATGTTGAGCGCTGCATCAGCATT